TAGCCCACCTCACTTACCAGTAAAAATGAAGGGGTAAGGGAGGTGGGCTAAGATGGCATGGAGCCAATGTGACTACTTAGGAAATTTTATAGGCAAAACCATAAAGGACATAGAAATGGATTATGGAGAGGGCAGGTTATTAATTACTTTTGATGATGGTGAAATATTTATACAAGCCATTGAAGAAGGAGAACCTAACCATATACCGCAATTAGACATTTCCTATGAGAACCATATAAAAAATAAAATAATATTGTAAAAGGCCCCATTTGAGGGTTTTTTCTTTTGTGCTATAATTGAATAAAAAGGAGTGTTTATCTATGAACAATTTAAGAGCCAATAAGGTAGCAAGCTTTGGCGGTTACGGCTTTCAACATATAACTACCACTTCGGCTTACACACCTGCAACCGGGTATTCATTCGTATGCATACATATGTTAACCGAGGGCGCTATAACAACAGCCGGCAATCCAACAGGGAATCTAACCGCTATTACATTGCCAGCTAATTTCCCTCTGTATGGCATGTTTGACAGCATTACAACAGCGACTACAGCCGCTACAGCTATAGCTTACTTAGGTAAGAAGTGAGGGAGGGGGGTAAAATATGCCGGGATTAAGTATTGTTAAGTCTTTAAATAATAATAATATAGTTAATCAAAGTTTAAATTTAATTAAAAATTGGAGGTTAAACATAGATAGTAATTCTAATGGTCTTACCGATGATTGGGAAAACTCTTGGCTGCAAGGTGGTACTACAGCAGCATTTTCAATTGATGGTGTTCAAAAAATTGAAATAACAGCAAGCCCCGCAGCAGGTATTGCTTTAACAGCTTTTATGCCTGCCAATTATATTTCAGTACAATCAGGACAGAAATATATTTTAGAACTATATACGAAGGTATCAGGTAATGTTACAAGTTTTATAGGGGCAGATTATTTTGATAGCGGTAAAAATTATGTAGACTCTATTGTAGGCATTTCTATAAGTAGTGCAGCTTATACTAGGTCTTATGTAGCATTCACAATACCTGCTGCTGCAGCTTATATTACACCTAAGTTAATAATTGTACCAGACGCTGTAGATAATTTGGGTTCTGGTTGGTATAAAAATGCAGTTCTTAGAAGAACTGCATAAAGATAAAAACCTATTAAAGACTTTTATCTTTACAATGCCGCTTCTTTTTTTTATGTGTGTGAATCGTTTAGGGGCAGATTGGGAAAAAGATCTAGATTTAGACATTGAAGAAGATCTAGATTTAGACATTGAAGAAGATTTTGACAAAGATATTTGTATATTAGAAGAAGAGATACAATAAGGACCTTCTAAAGGTCCTTATTTACTTACTGGCCACCCCATATATAAGAGTGCCTAATCCACCTAGAAGTAAAAGTATAATCGTACCCATTGCTGCTGTGATTCTATTATTCATTTTTCTAATTTCAGTTTCTAATTTTTCACCTAATTCATGAATAGCACTTCTAAGATCTGAAAAACTTACCTCCATATTTTCATATTTAACCCTATTTTCTGTACTTTCTAGTTCTAATTTATGAAGTCTATTTTCTTGTCTGCAGTAGTGTACTTGTCGTACATTTCGACGTTCGAGATATTCTTCGATACCCATTATTCTTCCTCAACGCCATAGCCGAAGCTCTTTAACGCTTTCTTTTTGGATTCTTTAAGGGCTGTAGTATATATGCCTTTAATTGCTTTAAATTTATTGGCATTAGTTAAACTTCTATACTCAGAACTTAATATAGTCTGGTTAAGGCCGCTAGCTACTTCCTTACCGTAAATCTTCTTGAACTTAGCTGCCTGCACAGATGTTAACTCAAAATCTTCATTTTTATACCTTATAGTATTGGAAATACTAGAAGGCAGGATGTTTGTAGCTTTTTCTCTAGGATTGGCCTTAATCAATCTGTCTAATTCATCAGTAATCCGAGTCCGTTTTTCAGTGCCGATGTTGGCCGGCATAACAAAAGTATTAAAGAAATCCAGTCCCCTATTTTCGGTTCCAGTTTTTAGTTCTTCCCCGAAAATATCGGCTTTTGGATCTAATTTCTGCCTTAATCCTGGTATTCCTTTCACGGCACGTTTTTTAATTTTCTCGCCCTGAGAAGTCCCGGAAGCGTCTCTATCGAGAGGGTCCGTAAACGTAGCTATTTGTCGGGTAAGTGTACTTAATGGCACGGCCTGAGATAATGACCCGCCCACACCTTTTATAAGTCCTTCTGATATAGTCTGTTCACTAAATAGTGCGAAAACCCCGGATAAGAAGGATTGATTCGCTACCGTATTAATAGGTGAGCCGATCATTACTTCCAGGGCTTTTGAGCCGCTTTCACTCTTTTGAGTGCCGACCCAATCAGCCACGGCTGAAAACACCCCGCCAACAGGAGTTAACCAGTCATAAGTATAGTATTTATTGCCTATTTTTAAGGCATAACTCTTTTTACCTTTGGCTAATTCAAATTCTCTCTTTTTCTTACTGGGTTCGGCGTATAGGTTTCCAGTGATTAGCCCTTTCTTTGCCAGGGCATAGGCCATAACCGCTATGCCTGCCCCCGATAACATTCTAGACATTCTATCTACCGCAAGCTTAGTATCAAAGCCTTTTTCTCCTTTAGTCCCGAATTGATGGAGTAATTTCCCCAAAGAAACTGGAGTATAGTCTAATAATTTATCTAATACATTTCCTGGTGTTTGAGTAAAAGGCATTATGATATCACCCAAATAAGGAGCCTTCTTCCTAAAAGCGGTCATAGTCCGTGCTATGTAAGAATCATTTTGAAAAACTTTGTCAACCGCGTAAAGGGCCGCGGCGTCTTCCATCTCTGGGGTAATAGTACTGGTTTTTCCAATCTTCTTTAACTGCGATATTCTAGCTTCCTTAGCAGCTTCATAGAAAGGCCTATCGGTTACAATTGTTTTTACGATATTGTCCATTTTATTAAGGGTTCTGCTTACTACATTTTTACCTTTAAAAGTTTTACCCCTCACCGATTCAAAAGGACCCCTAGTATTAGAAGTATTTATGTGTTCATGATAGACTTTTAAAGAATCATAAACGTCATCATATACAGCCTTCATGCCTTTTCCCAGGCCTTCTACATACGCTTTTGGCATCTGGATTGGCGAAAATACTGTAGTTCGCCCAGAGGCTAAAGGTCTTGTTATAGGTTTAACCACTGACTTAGTACGGGCCGCGGCTGCAAGATAGTCGATAGCCGCACCAAACGTCTGTTCTCTTGTTACTTCTACCAGGCCGAATACACTATTAGAAACATTATTACGAATCATTGTTTTGGCATTGGTAAGTAAGTTGATTCTCTGTAAGGCCCTTAACCTATCTCTGTTAGTAGTTGGTTCTAGCTCTGATATTTTAGTTAGCGCTCTTTTAAGTTCTATATTCTGTTTCCTGGTTGCATATTCAGAAGCCTTAAATTGCTGTTTCTCAGAAGCGGGACTGCCTTTTGTCAATTCTTGAAGTTTTTCATCATAATATTTCTGTCTGAAAGCCTCTGATTTATAGTTTTTCATCCTATCTGTTATATACTTAGAATCTTCCTCACTTAAATCCAGCTTAGATATTTTCTTTTCTAATTTGGCAAGTTTATCTTCAATTTCTGCCAAATTTCTAGAGTGTAAATTAATATCATCTTCTATACCCTTAATTTCTTTATTTGAGGCATTATTTTTTTTGCCTTCTAATTCTTTAATAGTATTTTTTAAAGTCTTTATTTGCCCTTTTAATTGGTCCCGGGCCGGGAACTTTTTCGCCATGCCTTTATTAGCTTTATATTTTGCATATTTTAGCATTCCTTCTGGGGTCCTTCTATTCCAAATTGAAAGAGCCTGGATGAACTGACCCGCTTCGGTTGCCTTTTCGGTTAGGTGTTCCAATACTTCGTTAGCACCATCATAGTTCTTATTATGTTCATGCATCTCAATTAATGCCATCATTTCTGTGGAATCCGCTGCATTATATCCTTTTTGGGTTCTATTTTTAATAGCTGTCCAGGTATTTTCGGGATTTTTAAATACCTTATCGACCGCATTATCCCAATCCTGCTGGTTGCTTCTTATGTCGTACTCGACAGGAGGCCTTCTTTTAAGGTTTTTCTTAAAGGCTTCTGTAGTTGCCTGGCTTTCTGGCACTGTTGTGCCTCTAAATCTTGAAATACCTTTAATCCCGGTGGTACTTACCCCTCCGACCGGTGGTATACTTCCTGGCGGCACCCCCTCAGCCCTAACCGGTTTGTAGTTTTCCAAGCTTAATTCCTTAATAATATCGGGCGGGACAGTTTCACCAGCATTCAAAGCATTTTTTACGTCCTGGCGTCTAACATATTCCGGCTCAAAAAACTCATAAAATTTATGGTGAGTCTTAGAGGCATACTGCTCATAGACATTTTTAGCAGCCTTATTAATAGTTCTATCTACGCCTTTAAATCCTTTCTTAACGTCTAGTACGTGTTCTATACCATGGCGGATAGACCCGGCTGCAATATCTGGACTTTTCTTAGGGTTATATTTAATTATAATGTCTCCATTCTTCGCCCTGGAGACTTTTTCATATACTCCTTCGGCTTTAAGGGCAGCCTGTAATTTTACGTTTTCCAGCTCTTTTTTATATTTATTCTTATAATGCTTAAAAATCTCTTTTGGATTATCTGAACCCACTTTTTCTTTAACTTTTCGGCCTGTATCACTTATTACTTTTTCAACTCTTTCTTTAGAAACTTTTGCTTTTTCCTCCTTGGTTCCTTTCAATTCTTCATCTAGTTTATATTTTTTCTTATATTCCTCCTTACCATACTTGGAGGATTCTATTTTTTTCTTTTTTTCCTCCGCTTTTTCCACTATTTTCTTAACTTTTTCCCCAGTTTTCCCGGTAAGTGGTCCAGTTTCTTTGGTCCGTGCCTTAAGCGTTTTAGCCTCTGCCCTCTGGGCTAACTTACCACCTATACCACCTAAAACGGCACCTCCGGCGCCTCCAATCGCAGCTTCTAAAACTCCTTTTTTCAGAGCTTCGCCAGGTCCCAATTCCTGGGCGGCTGTTTCATAAGCCGTTACTAAGGGTGCGCCCGCAGCCCCTTTTAGGGCTTCTCTCCCGGCGCTCTGGGCAATTGGGCTTTCTAGAACTTTATAGGCATTTGGAGATTTAAAATATTTTTGGACCGCACTTCCTAATTTCGCCCCAATCTTAGGTCCTGCTTTAACTGTAGCCTTTTCACCTAATGAATAAGCCGCGCTGCCTATTGACTGCGTCCCACCACCTGTTGGCATAGCAAGCCCTGTACCATAGCCTACCATGTCCGATAGAAAATTCATAACCGGATTTATATCGGGCTGTTCTTCTGGTAGTCCTAAACCAGAGGCTGCCTGGGGTATAGCTTCACTGACTCTTTGTGAAAACTTACCTGACATAGGAGAGGTAAGTTCGCTAAGGGTTTCCCCAAAGCCTTCGGCCTCTCCAATTCTTTGAAGCCAGGGTCTTTCTTTTTCCCTTTCAACATCTGCGGTTTTTCTTATACCTGCCAGGGATAAGCCATCATAATTTATGCCATTCTTTTCAAGGATAGCGATATCTTCTTCTATATGTCCATTTCCATAAACTTTTAATTCTTCTTCCAAAGCCCTTTCGTCGGCTGCGGTTGTACCCCGTACCGTACCTATGATATCACTTATAGACTGTTTCCAAAGGGCCTCTAACTCTTGAGAGTCGGGCTTTTTTTCGCTTACATCTATTTTTCCTAAACTAACTAATACCCCATCTTTCATGTAGTAATAGTTGTCTTTATTTTCACCTATAATGTTATATTCTCTAGGGGTTGTTATAATGCTATACCCACCGACGTCACCACCAGAACTGCAGCGCTTTTGGCTGTCTGTGGTTTTGTACTGGTATACTTTCTTTTTAACATCCACTATTCCAAGTTTCAAAAATAACGGATTTAAAGTATCAACCATTTCTTTCCCGTCTGTAGTCTTGACCTGTACCATTAAGTTTAAAGGCTTGTCCTCGGTATTCATGGGTATGGTCTTTGTGAAATCAGGCATACCATACCGGCTAAGTGCTTCTTTATAAAAAGGATGTTTTTGATTAGTTAAAAAATCTTCATTTACCTGTTTGTAATATTCTGACATAGTAGGCGGACCTACGACTTGTCCTATGGGTTCACCCGCTGGATCGGGTTCGTCTTTTCCTGCTTTAAAATAATCATATTTTTCATTTAACTTAGAAATTCCAGCTTTTAGACTTTCATCCTTACTGTCTCTCATTTTTAGGCCTTCACTTCTTATATTTTCATCCTGGAATCTTTTTTTTGTTTCATCATCTAGATAATTTTTAAGCCAGGTCTTAGATTTATATTTTGTTTTTGCCATAATTACTTACCCCCCGCTGCTTTATAAGCGTAATAATCCGCTGTTGTCCAGGTTTTAGGGTCTTTGGTTTTGTATGAACTGCTGGAAGCCTTTTTACTGGTATTTAAAGCCGCCCAGGTATTTTTGCCTATTATGCCATCTGCGGTTAACCCTCTAGACTTCTGGAACGCTATAACAGCAGCCTTAGTTTTAGGCCCAAAAGCGCCATCCGCCGATATTTTATAGCCCGCAGCTATTAATTTCTGTTGAGCTAATTTAACACTGGACCCCTTACTTCCCGACTTTAATGTTGGTGTCGAACTGCTCGAACCACTACTACTACTACTTGAGCTACTGGAAGTACTTCCGGGTGTCATTCTTCTACCTACTGTAAATTTATCTTTCCAGTAATTAGTGTTAATATTGGCAGTAATAACTTTACCCTGGCCGCTGCTGGCATGCAGCATTTGTCCATTGCCTAAATAGATCCCTACGTGATCAACATTTTTACCATTTCCAGCTACGGTATCGAAAAATACCAGGTCGCCAGGTTGTAAAGAACTCCAACTTTGCTTAGCGCCTACTTTTGATTGCTCATAAGCTGTACGCGGTAAGTTCACACCGTTTTGCTTCATTGCCCATTGGGTAAGTCCGCTGCAGTCCATACCTTTTGAGGTAGACGTACCACCCCATACATACTTGAGCCCTAACATCTTTTGAGCTGAGCCAATAACTCCGCTTGTAAAAGATTGGCTGCTTGACCCTGCTGCTAAGGCTTGCTGCTTATTGGCAAGGGCGGCATTATATTCATATTCTTTTTTAGCTACTTTAAGGGCTGCAGCTTCATCCAATTTATTCTTGTAGTTAGCCAAAGATTTGTCAACGGCCTGCTGTTTTATAGCCAAGGCCTTTTGATTTTCGTATTCTTTAGCTTGCAGCGCTAATTGGTTCTTTTTATCGGCCTCCATTTGTTGAACCCATTGGGCTTTTGTTCCAACCTTCACGCCTAACACAATACTTGCCTGGTTATCTACATAGCCTAAAGAATCTACACGCGCCCATTGAGTTTCTATTTGCTGTTGTTTTTGAGCTAGAGTTAAAGCTGCTCTGTCAATTTCCAATTGCTTTTCAAAATTTCTCTGTTCCAACATTAATTGGAATTTTTGAAATTCCTGCTGGTCCAAATTAAGCATAAAATCAAATTTGGTCTGTATTAGTTGTAATTGGTCTTGGTTTCTATCATACTGTATCTGGTCCCACTCCATTATGGTTGTAGCCATTTGTATTTCACGGTTTCTTTCATCAATAAACCTACTGTAGGCCTGCTGTTCGTACTGAGGAATTAAGGCTCCCTGGCCTCTAGCTATATTGGCAATTGTGCCGCCAGAATATAAAGTTCCTTTAGAGGCCGCTTGAGAAAGTCCCTGGTCTGCGACATCCTGCATGGCAGCCGCTAAACTGGCATCCTGGGAAGCATCATAACTAAATGACTGTGCAGCTGACTGCAATAGGCTGCTTAAATACTGCTGCGTCTCCTCTGGTGTTTGGTAAGGAGTATAAGCCTCTAATTCTTGATACAATTTATCCATTTCTCCAGCATAGGGGCTTATATACTGACCCTCTCCAGCATCTAAATTATATTGATTCAGGATTTGGGCATATTGGTCTTCGGTGCCATATAATTTATTTTGAGTTTTATTAAGACCGGTTAGTAAATTTTGGTTTACCTGCTGACCGTTAATACTGTAATTACCTGTATTAGAATCATAACTTACATCCTGATAGCCTTTAGCTTTTGCGTATTCGGCCAAACTATAAGGAGATTGCGCGGGCGTCGTCGGCTGGGTCTGTACACTGTTAGCTGCTTGCGCATCTTCTAGTATTTGGACAATTTGATCCATTTTATTATTTAATAAAGCAGCCATACTTACCTCCCCATCTGCTTAGGCACAACCGCGCCTGCTTTTTTCTTAAATCCTGTGCTGTAAGTTGTTATAGGCTTTTTAGGTGCTAACTTCTGGTATTCTGGTATATCAAAGGTAAAGATTAATTGATCCAGCATTTTTTCGGAAACACCCTTACCGACCTGCTCCATTATCCATTGCGACGCACCATAACCCATATCAGCGTCTAAATAGCCATCTTTATCTTTATCAAATTTAGTTGTAAATTGTTTTTTAAGGTCTGACCAACTTATAGTCGGTCCTGTTTCGGCTTCGGCTGCTGCTTTTTCTTTCGCTTCGGCAGCTTCGGCTGCTGCCTTTTCGGCTGCGGCTATTGCGTCAAGTTCTTTTTGATGAACATATTTTAAATCAGCTAAAGAAGATTGATACGAAAACTCTCTCTCCATAAGTTTTAGTTTTGCAGCCACACCTATCTCCTCTTTATAAGCCATTAATTCTTTCTCAAATTTGGCTTGCTGTTCTGCAAATTTCAAATTATACTCATTTTCCTTAGCCATTATGTCGACTTTATTTTTATATTCCATTTCTAACTGCTGTACCCACCTAGCTTTTGTACCTACAGGGACACCGAGTGCGCTTGCTGCCTTATTGTCAACATAGCCTAGCTGATTCACTCTATTGAAGGCATTTTCAGTATCTTGTTGAAGCCTCTGTAATTCAAACTTCTCTTTTGAAAGCTCTATTTCTTGCTGGCTTCTATGCTGTTCCAACATCAATTTAAAATTCCTATATTCCATTTCTCCCAGAGATAAAATATAATTGGATTTCATCTTAATTAATCCTAATTTATCTAGAGACCTTTCATATTGTATTTGGTCCCACTTGGTAAGTGTGTTTAAAAAGTTTAACTGCTGGTCTAAATCTGCTTTATACCTATTATACGCGGCTTGCTCAAACTGTGGAGTCAATGACTTTAATTGAGCTTCTATGATATTTTGGGTACCGCCTGAGTACATAAAGCCATGGACAGCCGCTAACCCTGAAATGCTTCTAGAAAGCTCTTCCCTTGCGGCTGCCACACCCGGGTCCTCGTCAAAATCATATTGATACTTTTGGTTGGACCTGGCTATTAATTGCAGCATTAAGTTTCTGTATTCTTCTGGGGTTTCATAAGCCTGGTACTCTTCCATTTCCCTATATACATCGACGGTCTTAGCTCCGGCATTCGTAAACGGGGACAGTAGAGCGTCGTAACTTTCTTGGGTTCCTGTAAGTTGCCCACCTTGGTAAGTTAATCCAGCCGTGTTGATATCTACCGGTAAGCCATTAACAGTTAATCTGCCAAGGTCTGGATTAAAAGAAGCATTTACATTAGCCTGACTTGCATAACTTAAAAAGTCATTTGTTGGTGTTGCTGGTACTGCAGATGTTGCTGGTACTGCTGGTATTGTCATAATTACTTACCTCCTTCCCTGGGCTGCTTACTGAACCTTTTATACTGGGCCTTTTATCCTTTATTTTTAAATTTCCTAAAGGATGCAGCCGGTCGGTTATTCCATATAAAAATTTTATTTCATCTACTGTCCACTTAGGGAACCTTTTTTTTCTTTTAGAAGCAATAAGCTCTTTTCTACGAGCTATAAGGCTTTCTCTTTCTTTTGCATTTTTACTTATCATAAGACTTCACCTCAAAATCTCTGATTGTATAGTCTTGTATAACTGTCGATTGATGGCCTATAACTATATTTTCAGGCTTATAATACCAGGCAGCCGGTAGATAACCTTCTATAGTTCCGTAAAGCCCTGTACTTGTTTTGAAATTAACATCGACAAAACCTTCTATAGATCGAGTAACCCATAAGTCGCATTCCCCATAAACTCCAGGTAAATCTGTTAAGGCTTTACTAATTACGCTATAATTTGAGCTGTTATAATATGAATAGAAAGTTAAATAAGCACTTGATATACCTGCCCACCAAAAATTATTAGCATCCCAAAATTGTCCTATAATCGGACTGTTTCTTTTCGTAGATAAAGCTATAAATTTTGTATGAGCTGAAAAATTATCTCTATGCTGCTGATTAGGGTAAGTTAAACTTACTTCATTGTAAGGAAGCATATTGCTCAAAGCTAAATATTTGAAGTCTGTATCATAGAATACTATTTCATTATCTGTACGTGAATAACCGACAGTTTCCCAGGACATACTTTCGCTATTGTATTTTTGCAATACTGAGGGACTAGTTGAATTATACGGGTGTTTTCGAATAACCCCTAAAAAATTATGAGCTAATCTAGTGCCTAAAACTGTTCCCGTTCCCCTATAATAAAAGCCTACCCGCATATAAGCAGCCGCATTTAAATTAGGGGTCCCCTCTGTTCCTGTGCCATACCCATCGAATTTAAAATAAAATACATTCCATCCCTCACTTACAGCTTTTGAGGAACAGCGATAAATATAATTATCATCAGAGCTATCCCCAATCCTGATAAAGGTATCGGTAGAGCGCATTCCTGTTGTATTAAATGCATAAAAACTCCATACTAGATAATCATTTGTAGTCGCAATGGTATTATCATTAAAGGATAAAGCATCGAAGGCTGTAAGCCCTTCGGCCGCTGTTAGAACTGCGTATACGTACCCCGCCGATGTTGAATTATTTCTAATTACAGGCCTTCTATTAGCAAAAGCAGTATAGTACTGAGAAAAATATATATTTACATTTGTAGATATGACTACCCAATCAGTACTATGCCCTTCATCGTACTGCCTTATGTTTCTTTGATAATAATATATTAAATCATCTTCCAGAGTATAATGGCGCTGTGTACCCTCACAGGCTGCCCTATTGGATGAGTTTTTTGTATTTCCAAAATAAATTTCTCGGTATGAAGACCCAATAATAGTTGCTCTTAATGTAGTACTGTCTGTTTGGGAAGATAGATTATAAGTATTTATGAAAGCTAATCCAGAAAAACTTATAATCTGAGCTGAATCTGTACTTTTTCCTGTTGTATGCAAAGTTGAAAAAATCTCTGCTCTTGCTAGCATTTGATTCCAGGAAAAAGAAGCCAAGCTTAGTACTCCAGAAGAATGGATTGTTAATGAATGACTATAAGGAAATACGGTAGACCCTGTAGTTTTTCCTGCTAGAATATGCCCTATCATATACCTTTCTCCCGATACAGGAAAATCACTTGAAGGGGTTCTTAGAAAAAGTCCTCCTTGATAAGGGAAGCCAGTTGTATAAATATTATCGACTTTCTGGGTACTGTCCCAATCGATAAAAATTCTTCGACCTACATAAATCTCCTGGGAAGTATGCAAAGTATAAACTCGGGCATCCCCGGTATCCGATAAGTCGATGGTTACATTCCCGGCCTGGTTATATAAACTAAATAAAAATTCGCCGCCATCTGTATCATACCCAGCTCTTAATCTCAGATTACCTCCTGTATCGTACATATTAAGAAGGGGTCCGACTATTTCCGTCAATCCATTTTCGGATTGCACTTCTGTTATATTTGTATGGATGTAATCTACATTCTTACTATCTATATGCCTCATAGCATGATTGAGGTCTTTTTGAAGCCTTATAAATCCATCTTCATCAAAATTATAGTCATTAGCATTAAAATTCATGTAGGCCCCTCCTTTCTATTGTATATCTCCATAGCTTAAAATATTTGCTTGAAGGCCATATATTTTTTTATATCCAGTTCCCGCAAATTGGAATTTTACATGGGTAATGCCCTGTAATTCAGTACTCGAAGTTAAAAACCTATCTCTCACTATATTAGTTGAAGATGTAGTAAAGTCTGCTGCTGCCATAAAGGTACTAAAAGTAGTACTATGGCTGTTAGTGCTATATCTTAGAGTCATTGAGGCTTTCGTACTACCTTGATGTTCTACCCATACATCTCTTATACCTGAGTTAACATTCAAAGACTCTTCCGACAAAGGCTGAGTTTCAAAGCTCCAGGAAATAGCTGTTGAATTATCGTACCCCGTTTTAAGGGTAGAACACATATTCCATACAGCACCGCTATTATTAAGCCCATAAAGCTTATCAGCTATACTTACGAAGCTCTGTATATTAGCATCATCTTCTATACTTACCAGCTCTAATCCGTTTTCTAATCCGCCTATGTCTATAACTATTAAGCGGTTATTGGCTGTAGATTTGTATGGTAGAGCGATGTAGATTTTTGTATCAAAGCTTCCCATACAAATTAATTTTCTAAAAGTCCAATTAATGCCTTCCAGGTATTTTTTAGCTTTTTCTCCAATTAACCTGGGCTTTCCTCCTGTATACACATAAACCCCGTTGTAATCTAGCCAGAAGAGGTATCCGTTACATTCCGTATACGCATACTTTCCCACACAACCTATAGTGTTGGAGACATTTACAAACTCAAAATTGTATACAGATTCCCCGTAAAGCTCATGCATAGAGTGCTCGCCCCATGCTATAACATGGTCCGCATAGGTTACTATTGCCTGAGAGGCTCCCCGCATCTCTGTAACGTCCAAATAATTAGCTGCTTTAAACCATACAGGGTTTCCAAGTTCGGAATAACGTATAGTTCTATAATCTTTATCAAACCCATACACTCTATACTTGTGTATAGTTAAAAGGTTACTTTGTGGCGGATAATTTGTATACGTTGAGCCTGTAGATGGTTCAGTGTATGAAGTTGTAAAGTACTCAAAAGTTGAATCTTCGGACCAATATCCGTTGTGCATATTAGAACTATTGGCACAAGCACATATACTATACTTAAGTCCTGCACCGGTGGTGTTATCCGTAGTTAGCCCATAAGTATTAAACTCATGAAAACTTACCTGCGTAGAAGCTGTTGTAAGGCCAGCTGTTATGGCCGTCCAACCTGTAGAGGCAAGTAAGCGGCAGCTCCATGTTCCATTATCAAAAGCGTGCATCTGTGAAGAACCCCGGGCCCCGATACCTTTAGGCAATGTTAAAGTGTCGCAATCTTCTAATACCCTATCATTACGAGTACGTATAACCGGGTAATCGTCGCAAGTAATATTTTTACAATCCGTTAATTCTTCGGTATCTATTCTGGCCTCGTCTACATCGGTATTGAGTCCTTTACCAAAATTCTTCAAAAGCATAGTCCTTGCTCTTGACATGTTATTCCACAGCATTTGCCTCACCACCAATCCTTATAGCCCTTACGGGTAGGGCTTAAACGTGCAACAACTTTCTCTCTTTCCCGTTTTAAGTCATTTAATATATCCCCGGCTTCTATTTCGTAATTATTAGATAAATCTATTCTAGGGTGATTACCCACCCTCGCTACTTTGGAAAGCACTTTATTAGTTAAATACGCTACTACATAATCATTACTGATTATGGTAGTAGAGCCGTTGCTGGTTTGTGGGTAATCCCAATACAGAGCTTTTAAATATGTAATATCTGTAGGAATAGGGTTTAGACATATTATATCAGCATAGTTAGCCGTACCGGTAGAGGCCTTGAAGTAAGAACCCCCTTTATGTCTGTCCTCATAACCTACAAAATCATACTTATTCCAGTCTAAAGTCGAGGTAACAACAGCAGCCGCATTATAAGTTGTACCTGATACATGAAAAGATATAACATCGTCCGCCTTTATATTATTAGGCAGTGTATAATTTTGTGTGTTAGCCGCTGTTTCAGTACTCCAGACATTATAATCAGGGGTGAAATGTCTTATTAATTTAAATTCATCATCAATGAAAGTAACTAGGGTTGTGCTATTCACCCTATTAGGTAGCATTTCATTGATATAATCTGAGATTTCCGTAATTGTTTTTGGCATGACTTACCCTCCTTAATCAGCCCATACGATAGCATCTATTTTACAGGCTGTGGACTCAGCTAAAAGCCTAACACCCACTGCATACTTAGCCTCAAGCGGTATAGCTGTTGAAAGTCTGAAACTGTCGGTGGTTGGGTCTACTGCCGATTCGATACTCGCCCTAACTACACCGCCTCTAGCTAATATAGAAGCACTGAAATTTTCACCTATTGCTATTCCTGATACAGAGCCGATAGCACCTGGCACTAAAGTAGTAGAGTCCACGGCTGTGGATTTTACCACAACAGATACTACATGCTTAATTTTTCTGAATAAAACTCTTGAATACATGAAAAAACCTCCCTATTTAATAAGGGCAGGCAAGTATTTTGCCCACCCTTTCTATTATAAAGCCCATTAAGTAAATTAATTGGAACTTGCTGTTGTAGTTCGTCTTATGCCCCCCGCAGCATTAAAGCCGCCTACGGTAGAATCAATACATTTTACTGCCCAAAGGCTTGTACTTAAGCCTATTAGTGTAATAGCTTGATAGGCTGTACCTAAAGAACTAAATTGGATATAGTCTCTATCAGAACTACCACCAAGTCTTATTCCTGCTGAGGATGGGTCAATATCTATAGCGACAAAATTACTTGAAGCCGCTGTCGACCTATATATAAATGTCTTTTCGCATCCTATTACGGGGGCAGCTAAGCTTAGTGTACCGTTAGTTGAGTTACCCGCTGGGACTATATCAGTAATGCCGTAGCGGCTAGCTGTCGAAGTCCCTAATCCATCTGATGTCAAGGCTACTTGTTCATATACGTGTCTTTGATATTGTCTACCGGAAGGATGGATTATAGGGTCCTGGTTCTTATCACCGGCATAAGTCGTAGAGTTTGAACTACCTAATACGTTTTTACCCATTTTCGTTTAATCACCTCTCTTTAAAAGGTCTTTACCTACCCAGCCATTATTTAATCCTGCTGCAAAAGTACTTCTATTAATTTTATATTTAGAACACCATTCTATAACTGTCATAGTAATAAGACCTATAGTAACTAATCTATTAGTGCTTTTGTTTAACTGCTGGGCTTTATTGCTTATAAATCTACAATTTGAAGGCTCATAATTCCCATTATTATCTATTCTATCAATTATTAAATCTTCTGAATATCCGTTTTCCACAGCCCAATTATAAAAATTATTAAAATCATCCCATTCTTTACAAACTTTAATTCCCTTAGCGCCATAATTTTCATAACGGCTGCTCTTCGGATTACTACATCTTTGCCTCATGGCTGTCCATCTTTTATGTATTTTTGTTTCACACATCCCATGTTTAAAAGCCCTTTTTTTAACAGCCTCTTTTTTATGACATCCACAAGATTTAGATTTTAATGATCTTAATTGGTCTGCTCTTACACTTCTTACTTCACCGCATTTACATTCACAAAACCAATAGCTGTGCCTATTAATGCTTTTAGAATCATCATAGCCTATTACGCTCCAATAATGAAAGCTTTCACCTATCAAATTTTTTAAATCTTTTCTTCGCTTTATATTTTGCATAGTGCTACACCTCCATATTAAGTATAGCACTATGCCCCATCATTGTCAAGCACCGTCATTTACAATTATTCCTACGTTCGGTAGACAACCCGAATTGTACATTCCTATACTGTTGAAATACATATTTTTAGTCCAAATCTTGTCTTTGTCATTTTCAAATTCATTTTTCATGAACCACTGCATTAAAATGTGTTCATATCTTCTATCCCACATGCCCCACTGCGTAGTGCTTGAAGCATATGTACTATAATGCCAGCTAAGTCCTGGAAGTACATTTTTAGTGTTTGAAAATTCTTTTGCTTGGTTTACACTATTATAAAGCTGTTCTACAGTAAACTGATTTTTATAGTGAGTGAAGCCATCTGAAGGTTTACACTTCATAAACCCGCCCGCATGATTCTTAAAATCGTAAAACATATTCATCATTGTATAATGATTATCCGGGTCTGTTATTGTTGAAGCTGCAGCATAAGTATCATTTAAAGCCGCTGAATTAACTAGTGGATGGCTATTAGAAGCCAAAGGCACGCCATCAGCTAAATTTACAGCTGCAGCATTATCCCACCAGTAAACCGCAACATCTTCTTCAAATTCTACCATAGTTCTAGCCAATTCCTTAGCTTTTATACTGTTAACTACGCCATATAAGTCATACTTAATAGCCTCCATAGAATGTGAAAAACCGTTCGCTATAGTTTGGTTAGTAATCTCAGTCTGGTAGGCCTGGATTACTTTACCATAGTTGATAGGTCCGCCTTCTGGTTTAACTTCGGCAGCCTTCAAGTTTCCCATACTATCATAAGTTTCGGTCCTCTTACTTGCTTTCTTGAAAGCAGTGTAAGCCGGCCATTCTTTTGGATAGGCATTAAAATTCATCGTAAAAACTTCTTTTTGGCCCATTTCTAGCATTCTTAAAATATCGGTTGTTACATTAAAAGCCATTACATTACACTCCTTTCTACCAGTCTATACAGCTAGAATTTCTAACTGGAAGACCATATATTTTTCGTCTTGCTGTACTAAATCCTGTTATTTGAAACCACACTCTAGCCGAAGCTGTAGAAGAATGGGGGTCATTATTTATTGAATCCATGTCTAATCTACCACCATACTGAGTTGCAAGGGAAGAGCATCCGATAAAATTGCCTATATCGCTTGTTCCAGGATGTACAGTGCTCATAACAGTACTATACTCGATTTCATACTCATTATCTGGTGTGAATTTTCGCATATAAAACCAGTTTGAACTACCGCCAGAGCAATGAGTTGTTCCTTCCCTAAAGCCTACTACGTACCCAGTGATTAGAGTTGCGGCTGCTGTTGTGCCGCCGATCATTATTAAATGCTTATTACTAGACTGCTTTAAAATACAATGAATATCGGATGTATTCAAAGTATTTGAAGAACCTAAATAAGCTTTAACTAGTGGTCCTGTATGATAATTTCTTTCCATACAAATTTGACCCATAATGAATTAAACCTCCTTTAATCGGAATTTTTCATTTTGTAATACTTCGCTTTTGTCCATCCCGCAAAAGGTTGTGCTTTCTGCAATCCCTGCAAAGCCTTCATATCATCAGAGTCTAACTTATACTGACTTTTTGGCCCGCTGGAATCACCCGCCGCGACCTTTTTATATTGTGAACGCCCCGAACGTTTATTCTCCAACTGCTTAGCAGCCGCCTTTTTACGCTCCCGGACTTTAGTTTTACCTTTTAATTTATCCGCCCCTACAACCGTTAGATATGCTTCTTCTGCTGAAATAGTAATACCTTTTTTCCTATAATCCCTCATTTTCTTAATGATGGGGATTTTATAGTCCAAGGCATCAGCAAAATAGTCATCCTCTGACAGGTCCGTAAGTTCATCAGTTATGCTGCTCTCGTAAGAATCTGTCTTTCGATTCTTAGCGGCTAATCTAACTGTATGCACAGCCAACTTTTTAGCCATGCCTTCGTCCATACCTTCGTCCACTAAATCTTGATAAATAGTGTTCTGGGATTCAATATCCTCCTGGTCAAGGACTTTTTCTTCGAGTTTAGCAAGCCTGCGCTTAAGTTCACGTGTTTTTGCCTTCTCATTGATTAAACTTTTAACAGGCACATAGTCATTTTTATTTTTGGGCTCTTCCTCTTCGGGTTCCTCCAGGGAATCTTCGCCCTCTTCTAGTTCCTCTTCGCCTTCTTCCTCTGACTCGGATTCTTCGTTGTCTTCTCCTTCTAGCTCAATATCCTCGTCTTTAAGCTCAGATTTTTTATACTTAGGCTGTGCCTCTTTTGGGTTACCATCTTCAATTTTTAGTTCCTCTAAGGGATTCTCACTTGAGACAGGTTTACCTACTTGTTTTGGGTCTATACCCATAAATTCATAAACTTCTTTATAATTATCATCTGCTGTTGGCGTTTCACCATATTTTTTAGACATTAGTTTTCCCCCTTTTTACCGTAGAGGCAGCGTAAAGAGGTTTACTCTCTCCAGAGGGGAGGCCTCTTTAAGCCTCCTAAGTACTTTAAGCTTACCATGGCTCTACATATTTGTCAATAATTCGACTAGTTCTTCTTTCTTATTTTGTCTTGATACTTTAAAACCCTGTCTTTTAGCTATACCTACCAGCTCATTGCTATTTAGCTTTATTAAAGTTTCTTTTTTCTTTGGAAGATAAAGACCTATAGTCTGGTTGGCACTGTTTAGAATAGCAATATAAGGACTATCTTTAACCAGTGCACACCTTTTACACTGTCCCCCAAAGAAATTCTGATTTAAACCTATTTCTTGAGGGTCTAATACCATTTTCTCTACTTTCAAAGTAGGAAATGCGTATTTTTCCAACATATCATTATGTACTATTATTATTTTTCTATCTTCCTTTTTCCTTCTCGCTCTTATAATAGCATCATCCGCCGCGTCTTCATCTCGAAATAAGCCTATACCTGTTTTCATATCTCCTGGTCCTGCATAATCACTCATGTTACTTACCCCCTCATTTTATAATTTGGTAAAATTAATTTAGTATTTTCCCTAAAGTCTTTATCAGTTTGAGCCATTTTCCTAAAATTTTCTCCAGTTTTATCAACATCATACCCCTTGGCAAGGTATTCGCTGTAAGTCATTGGCCTGCGGGTTATCGACCCGCAAGCTAGACAAATACCTACAGCCTCATTATTAGCATCATGGGACCACATCCCCAGTTTTTCGCAATGCGAACATACTGGAAGCCTGGTGAGCGGGAACCGCCCTTCTATCATGGACATTTTATTTATATCCTCAACAGTTAAAACATGCTTCAAATGCGGATTCCCTTCATAGCACTTGGCTATGAGGTTATTATGTTCTTTAGTATTCATTAAACTACACCTCCACCCTGGTTAGGCGTTGGCCCTGCACCCATAGGATTTCCACCAGGACTTAGCCCTTCGGCTTGTGGGTTAATGGCTGGGCCTTGTTGCTGCTGCTGCTGCTGCTGCTGCTGCTGCTGCTGCTGCTGCTGCTGCTGCCCCTGGTTAGCTGTCAATGGCGCTGATTCCTTAAGCTTAGCTTCCATAAGCTGCCTTAATTTATCGGCAAATTCTTTCATATCTTCTTCGGTATCTAAAGGTAAATCCAAGAACTTTTCTATAAATCTCCTACCTTCTTTCCAAGATACAAGTGGCATAGGCATAGGTGTTGGCTGTGCATCTAAATCTATACCCGTAAGCTGGGTAAGTTCTTTGATGATTTGCCACAAAAAAGCCTTATTACGCGGCAGTCCTGAGCCCATGGAAATGTCAATGTCTAATTCTAAAGATTTTGTATGAGTTTTTCTTTTCTTTTTCTTTTTCCGTGTTGGTTTCTCTGCCATTTCTGCTGACTCCGCAGGTTCTCCCTCTGCTGGCTCTTCTTCGTCTGTTGTCTCTAAAATTTCATACTGCGGAACCTCTGACTCTGGATTATTAGCCGCATACGCTTTTTGATAATCGCCAGAAGCTGGGACCATACCTGGTATATCCGTCATTTCGCTAAAATCTACCCAGGCATGTTTTTCTTTAGACCTATTAGCTCTTTCGCCATACAGCCTAAAGAACTTACCGGAAGGCATAAACTGCATCATAAGACCCAGCATATACTTAGCAGCATCTGATAAGGTAAGTTCGTACAACGTTTTTTCAAAAGTTGTATGACTAGACCCTTCCTGCTGCTGGATAGCTGACTCGGTAGCTGTATCACTGGAAGCCCCTTGACCCGTCATAAGGTCACTAAATCTCGATATCCTCTGAGCTTCCGACTCAATTAATTGTAATAAGTGAAATACATCAGCACTCAATTGACCCCATGGGATACTGTAAACTGGCTGTCGGCCACCTATAGCATTTCCATTAAAGCCTCTAGGGCTAAAACTATCTTTTTCAAAATCATCAATATTCATATCGGCATCGCGGTCAACGGCAATAAGGTTTGGCCTCATTTGGATTCTAATTTTATCATACAGCTCATTTATCATGTTTTGGATAGGTAATAGAAGCCAACTATCGCCAAAGCCATGTAGTCTTCCTTCCTGGGTATACTTAACAGTAACGAAATACGGGTATTTGTTGTCAACATGCTCATATACACTACGGTCGTGATAACTAGCATCTTTTTGGTTTTCATCCATTTCACCTTCTTTAGCTGAATCGTAAAGCATAGTTCCGCAAGCTGAGATATGTCTTACTCTTAATTTCCCATTCCTTCTAGACCATGCTAGAAGTAGTGTAAAGCCTTCTTCATTATCTGTTGTATTCTGTCCTTCCTGAAAAGCTAAATTATCTCTATAAATATCAGTACCGTAATTAATGGCTTCGGCTTTATCTCTTCCGTAAGCCGTTATTGCATATTCTTTAGACTGATCTACAATTTCTATTAAATATCCTGATTCCTGGAATCTTGAAAAATCTTTTATTTTCCCATCAATAATAAGTCTATCCAGAGAGACATTCTTTATCATTGGGCACCCAAAGCCATATGCAAAATCGTGGTCATACTCCACCTTATGAAAAGCTGTACCAAATTTAGCTCTTCTTCTTTCATGGACTGTCGCTTTTTTAAACAGTTCATTTTTTCTTAAGGCCCAATCTAAAGCCACTAAGGCTTTATCCGAATACTGTTCATCCTCTGGGCCTTCTCCGGTAGCGGTTACTGACCAATTGGGGTCTACAATATGAGTAAGTTCCCCTTCAATGGTCGGTAAGATAATATTAAATCTACTGTTCGACTCACCCTCTATTTTCGGTTGGTCCTGCTTGTAGGCCTCTTCACAGGCTTCCCACTCGTCAAATAGCCCTTGCATTCCTGCGCTATTAACATTAGCGGTAGCAAGTAACCTATCTACGAGCCCCATTTCCTCTTGCGTCATAAATTGTATACGCTTTTGGTCTTTTATAAGTCTCCATTCTGATAGTTCATAGCTATCAATACTTTCTTTTTTATCCACTACTTACCCTCCCTTTTTCGACTTCCCAGGCGTAAATACTAGCTAAAGTTTTACAATATTTACATTTATGCTCTAGTATATAAGGTGGAAACGCTGAATAATCTTCTATATCTCTTACTAAATTAGATGAATAATCCACTTCGAAATTATTAGTCACGTCCACTATTAGCAAACGTTGACAGCCTGGACACCTGATTTGATTACTCATATAAAGCACACCTCCCTTAATTATAACACTTAATCGCCAAGGCTTTCAATATAAGCTCGGCGTGTACGAAATCGGCTTCTGTATCAATATCTATCGACTTGTATTTTTCCATTTCAAATATTACAGGTTCTTTTTCAAAAATACTATTAGTATCTAAAAATAGACCTACTTTAAATATATAAATACTAGAATTTCTATAAAAATAATAATTATCTTGACTTAGCCCTATATTTATTCCCCCGGCATTATATAACTTAGCTAAAAAATCAAGTTTATAAACAGAAACTAAAGAGTCCTTTTCGCTCTGCTTAAATTTAGCCAGGGCATTATTTATATCTTTAGTCTCACGCAGCGGGCAAGTGGGCTGCAGCAAACAAATAACATCATCTTTACCTAAATCTTTTAGGTCAATGATATGTTTTATATATTTATTTGCTGCAGCCTCACTTGTACATAAAGGCAGAGGCCTTTTAATATACTCAACTTTAGAATTTAATAAATGTTCCACTTGAACTCTTTTATAATCAGTACTAAGTATTATTTTTTTTAAGTGACTCGCACTTGCCGCATCAATAGTGTATTTTATTAATTCCTTACTTGCTATTTCTCGAATATTTTTATTCGGGATTCTTACACTCCCTATTCTTGCAGGTATTAGTCCCACTATCACATTAACCACCTACTTATATTTTAAATAAGCCTTATTTATAATTTCACTTATTTCAATATTTCTAATAGTTCCTCTTATCATGTTTTCAGTCATATTAGGCTCAATCACAAACAACTTTTTGCTATTAAGAATTTTTGTTAAACAAAAAGCGTATGCGTCATCTTGGTCTATTTCATTAAGTTTATCAATCATAGTTATGAATATTCTGTATTCCGCATTAGTTAGCTGAGGTATATTAGCCGACCCTTCCAATAGATCCTTTTCAGAATCATCAAAGCTTCTTTCAATTTCAGCATAAATGTCTTTCATTATCTTTATTTCCCCCTTTTTATATATCGCCGATATCTCCAAAATCAGACCTTTCATATTGATACTTTAAATCACGTTCCAACACATCTATCCGTGCTTTATTAAGCTGCATTTGAGTTTCTAAGGCCTGCAGCCTGTTAGTCAATTTTATTATATGGGCGGTTAGCTTAACCACTAAGTACCCACCACCCACAAAAAATACTGGAGTTCCGTACTTGCCCGCTAATTGCAATATAGCCGTTAATTCCTCCATACTTACCACCTCTATAAAATATTGCTGCCAGGAAACTGCTGTTTGTACTTTTCAGATATTGCAGCCATCTGGAGTAATTCACTAAAACATTTTGCTATAAGATTACCTAAGTCTATATTGTAGTTAGCCGCCCCCTCAAAATTATCATTTTTTATATAATCCCAGATATCTTCCAGGCAGCTTTCTATATTTTCTAATTCTTCCTGAGCTTCTTCGAACTCTTCTTTGAATACCGCATAAAATTCGTGATTACTTGCAAAAGCTTTCCCATACTTTTCATTATTTTTCTCTAAGATTTCAAGTACTATCTCTCTAATTTCCATAGTAATTCTCCTTTATCTTTTTTAGTATTTTTTCACTGGCTAGACCATTTCCAAAAGTCCCATCATAAGTGATTTTTGTCTGCTCAAAACCTATAAACTTTTCGCATTCATCCATTATAGCTTTATAGTCCATAGGCACTCGATATACATTACTTGCCGCCTCTCGACCTTCTTGCCTATTCCCTACGAGTACATAAGGAATACCTATAGCAGCCCCTTCTTTAATACCCGAACTGGTATTACCTAATAACAGGTGGGCACCGTCTAGTAATTTAATATATTCATCCGGCTTTACATCCTTTATGAATTTTATCCCATTAGCCTTAAGCTTATAAATAAGGTCTTTACTTCCCGGGTCGACATTGGGGTTAACCCATATTATATCTATTCCTGTACTCAAAGTTTTTATTACTCTTATTAAATCCATATAGGCTTCACCAAGTAAAGGGTTATAAAGCACTACCATATAGGGATTTAGTGTAGGTGGTTTCCTTCTTTCTAAAACTATGTACACGTAATCGACGGTCGGTGAACCTACCTGATATACATTACTATGTACAAAAGCTAATCTCTCATAAGCCAATCTAGTTGTGGCAAAATGTATACTAGCTATTTCTGATATTATATATCTCACCTTATTATCAAATCCACCCGACCATTCGCCACCTTCCGTATGCAGTATATGCACACCGTTAAAAAAGCAAGCCTGGGCCATACCCAGGCATTCATACCGGTCACCGTGAATAAGACAAAAATCGTATTTACTATTGCTTAAATAATTACTAGCATGGTCCATTACTATACTAGTAGTAACCCCCATATTAGCTGGCGTGTCCTTATACATTAAGCCGTCTACCTTATAGTCAACATAAGTTTCAAAACCACCTAAGTCGATATATGTACCCGAAGAGGCTAGAAATATTTTGAAATCCAGCCAGTCTTCGTTTTTCTGCATTTCCTTAAGGACCGTTATTAATCTACCAAAATTAGCTCTAGAACCAATAAATACTAATCCTTTTACTCTCATTACTTACCTCCTATATAAGGTTATTATTTAAATTATGAGAGCATTCGCCTATAGTTCCTTGTATACTGGCAAAATTCTTATGGATAAAGCTAACTTCATCATTAAGTAATTTTATATTCATAAATACTCTTTTTTCTTCCTGCTCTCTTTTAATTATCTGGTTATTTAGCTCTTTGCCTATATTGTCTAGTACTTCCTTATTGCTCATTTCCACTTCATTGACTTGTTTAATTATACCTTCTCTGGCTTTTAAATAGTCTTCCAATTTATCAGGGGCTTTTGATAAGAAGGCAAGTAAACCTGTATTAGCTTCGGCTATAGCCTCTACCTTAGCCCTTTCCTGCTTTAACTCAGTTATTGTATTGTTGATTACGGCAGCCTGGGTTGCTAGTTCTCTAGTTAGCTTATCTTTAAAAAATTCAATTTCCGCTAATCTTTTTTCCATATCCTGTTGTCTAGCCTTTAAATCTTTAATACGATCCTTCGCTCTGAATCTTGGCGCATTATCTGTATCAAAGCCATAATCCTTATAGTGTTTACACAATTCAGAAGAATTAGGAATTAATAATTTTATACCTAATCCGGCAGCCAGACCGATAAAGAATTGACAACTCGCCCGCTGAAAGTTATATTCTGTATTGGCCGCCATGTCCACACCGTATATGTGAATTTCCTCATAGCCCATGTATATAGCCAAAGCTATCATCCAGGAAATTTGATTGGAATAATCAGTATACTTACCACCTATATCATCGATAATGAAGCTTTCATCTATCTTATTCTTTATTTGCGCCCTAGGAAAACCAAGTGAAGTCGGGTATTCATCCCAATGCTGCTGAGTCACCAGGGGTAACTTCATTGTTTTTAAAAATTCCTGGTGGGTCTTATTCTGCTTCGATGGGGAATCTTTTATGTTGTGTATTTCAAACCATACATCGTAACGGGGTTTGACTTTATGCTCGGCCGCTTCTTTTCCGCTATATTTGTACAATTCGTTAATCATTTATATTCGATACAAAGCGCTAATTTGTATCCGTTCTCTTGTGAACTGCTATATATTACTATATAGATTAGACCATATCTTCATCCTTTCGGATGCTCTCCGTTTCCATCTGCTTAGATGTACTCCCTTTCGGGATGGTCGTTGAAGTTTCATATTTCCATACAAAGGACCTTAAAGTTTTTCTTTCTTTCCTACAGCAGGAAGCTATCATACCTTGAGAAAAGCCTGTCTTTCTTGATGCTTCATGTGTAGAAGGGTATATTTTTATTAAATCACCTTTCAAGTCATACTGTCCTACTTTTTTTGATTTAGCATTATTTCTATTATCACATTTTAAAACTTTAAATTTATGTTTAATATTCTCACTAGCAGTAACCCATTCTAAATTTTTACAGTTATCATTATCTTTATCCCCATCTTTATGATTAATTTGTTTTAATTTAGAATGTCCTTTTACAAATGCCAAACCAACTAACCTGCAAACCCTTAAATTCGAATAAATTCCATTTTTACTTAATCTTATTAAGTTATACCTATTCTTATCTTTATATATATTCAATAACTTAGGCAGTCTAAATCTATTTAAATGACATTTTTTTTCATAGCATATCCTTCTAACTTCACCCTCATTTGAAACTTCATAAAGTCCTTCATAATTTTTTATAGATTTCCATATAGTCATATCTATTCCTCCTTTTAGATATATGTTATACTAAATGAACTATAAAGTCAATATGCTTACTTGCTGATTGTCCTCAACATTACTTGGTAGGAGTTCCCAGCAGTTAAAAGAGTTTTTAACTCGCCATTTCTGACAAGTGGAGCATACCTTTACCCCATATATCAAATTCTGTATTCTGCCATGGCGCTTGGTACCAACTAGGTGCAAAGCCCACTATAGCACACTTATTCTTTTTTCTAAGCTTCATTATTTCTTTTGGCAAAGGTATCCGGGAAAGCTGTACTGGGCCTTCTTTTACGGTATTTAAATCCACTTTCTTTACCGGCTGTATAGCAGTTTTAAGCTGCTCTTGTATCGGCTTAGCCTTCTGTTGTTCATTATAAGTATCTGCAATATTTTCTTTATTCATTGATATCATTCTCCTTGTTCTCAAGTTGTTCTATACGTTCTAGCAGCTTATTTATTTCAGTCCTATTATCACCGATATCATTCATAAGGTGACTTAGCATTTGGCTTTGGGTATCCAGCCTTTTTCTAATCTCCTCTATATCCACTATTAGTTTATCAATCATTTTTATCTTTACCTTCTTTATCTTTTTTCTTTATAATTTCTTGTAATCTTTCCATTTCCTTTTTATCTGTGTTTGCGTCCTCCTGTTTCTTTCTCCATAAAACATCTTTATCAGCCATAGCTTCAAGCCTCCTTAGCCCTGCGTCTATTTTCTTGTGCGTTTTTAGCATTGTCTCAAATATCTCGACAGCATGTTCCCAATTATCCATTACTCCACCCACCTCTTTTTATAGATTTCAATAGAGTTTTTGTATTTTACCCAAATCATTAGCTTTTCTAATTCATCCGGAGTCATTGACATATGGTGGTCCCTGCCAGGTAAGTATTTAGATAAAGTAAAATGCTTTTCGACAAATTGCACCCCTTTGATAAAAGCTTTTTGAGCTGCTATAATGCCTAAAGTATGGTCCGAGAAGCCATCAAAAGTAAGCATTTCGCTATAATTTATATCGCTCTCTTCTGTAGGGTACCTGGAGATACAATACATAAACTTAGCCTGCTTCTTATACCTATCTATGGTTTTAGTTATTTCAATCTTAGTATGCATTCCGGTACTTATCCACACTTTACTCTTACTTTTTACAACCGCATCAATAAGTTTATAATTTAGCATGTCTGGAGAAGCGATTTTTAATGAGTACAAGGCATTAAAATTTTTAAGGTTAATTAATACATCCGGGGTAAAAATAGTGAAAATAGGGTGTATTGCGTACGTGTTACACTTATCTTCAATAAGCTTTAAGAAGTATTCAGTAATTTTACATTTTTCCAAATATCTTTTATAATCTTGACAGCCTGGATAATCGGGATTTAGTTTTTCTGGGTTATATAGTTGGAATTTTACAAAGTTAACCTGATTATCATAGGCAGTCTTTAGCATTTGTAGTAAAATGTCCTCATTTCCACAATGATTATTGCAAAAATCCAATATTAATTCCAATTTACTTACCCCCTTCTTATTCTTTAAGTTTTTCGTAATAGCCCATCATTGGCTCTAATTGTCTTATAACATCCTCATAGGCATATTGTTCCCCTAAGCCCTCACTAAATTCTTTAGTATCTAGACAAAAAGAAGTACCCACAATATAATAGCCTGAACATGTAATCGCTATGCATATTGTTACTCTGTTATCTCTATGTATATACTCAGTTTCTTTAATTTCAGCTCTTATAATTGCATTATCCAATTTACTTACCTCCTTCTTTATCGCCGTACTTTATTTTTTCATATGTTATGCTAAAAGGGCAGCAGGGGCAAAAATAGGCTTCCATCTGCACATCTTTTAGTAAGTAAGTCCCGCAATCAGGACAGTATTTTACTTTTTTAACTGTCCTGACTGCGCTTTTTATATCTAAAATTTCCTCATGTTTGGGCTCTAAATCTACTTTTTTATTCTTTTTAAAAAAATTAAACACTATTTTAACCTCCAATACTTATAATCTAAAGGATAGTCATTTACTATACCAGGCAAATCAATCAAGACTCTTTTATTGTCTGGTAAGTCTTTTTTGTATAAGTCACATAGCCCTTTATCCTCTATAAATTCTTGAACCCATTTACTGGCTGTACCTATAATAACTACATCGCACTTGCCCGACTCCATCTGGCGCCATCTGCCTTTTGGTTCCCAGATATCAACCTTTGTGCCCCACTTTATAAGCTCGCTTTGTAAATCGAAAAGTCTTGAACCTTTGCAGGAGTCCGCATTATCTTTATAGGTTACACCCATAATCAATATATCTTTTCCCTTAAAGGACTCATTCATTAAGCTGTGTATGACCCTAACTATATGATTAGGCATCCACTCATTAACTCTTCTTGCCATTGTTAATATATCAGTGCTGGGCTCTTCATATTCACTAAAGCCAGAAGCCCACAAATAATAAGGGTTAACCGGTATACACTGACCGCCCACAAGACCTGGCTTAAAATTCAGCCAGTTCCATTTAGTTCTGCATAATTTGAATACTTTATTGTGGTCGATTCTATCAAGCCCTAAAGTCATTACACACTCATTCATGAAGGCAATGTTAACATCTCTTTGGCAATTTTCAATAAGCTTTGCTGCTTCGGCCTCCTGGGTAGTATCCGCTTTTACTACCTTATCGCAAAGGAAACAATAAAGATTTGATATCTTCAAGTAAGATACCCGGCCGCACCCAGCCACGATTTTTGGTGTATTTTGAAAAGTATTCAATTTATCACCCGGGTTTATCCGTTCTGGTGAAAAGCCCATATAAAAATCTTCTCCACAGGTAAATCTTGTTTGGTTTTCTAAATAGTCCTTATATTTTTCAGTAGTTCCCGGACCTACCGAAGATTCAATTATTATCGTTTTTCCTGTTAAAATAGTAGAAATTTCTCTAAAAATATCATCAAAAGCTGAATAATTCGGGGTTTTATCCTCATTTAAGAGGGTAGGTAAGCATATAAATATATACTCACAATCCCTTAATTCCTGGATACTTTCTCTTCTTATGGCTATAATAGGCAGGGCCCCTATACAAAGCCGGGCATCTATAAAAGGATCATAATATTCTATACTAAAGTGTAATTCATTATCTTGCATAGCCTTTGCCAGTTCTTGTCCTACATAGCCCATTCCTATAATACCTATTTTCATTAGTTTACCTCCCTTTTCTTCACATTTCTAAAGAAATACTCTAATTTATCCTCATGGTACATGATATCGTAAAGTTCTGGAGGCTGACCCTCTTTCATTTTCTCAAAGCTAGGGTGCACAGCCGTTATGTTGAAAACGCCCATATGATAGAGATACTCACAACGAGTAATGAAACATTCTTGTAAAAGTTTCAATAATTCTTCGTAGTTATCCGTTACACTGTCTAAGTTTACATGGAATATGCCAAACTTACCCTCTGTAAAAGGGTTACTTTTAATTGTTCTGAGTGGTCCCCCACACTCAGAACATATGAAAAGTACTTCATTTTCCTCTTTTGCCCCACACTTTCTACATATTTTCATGTGTTTTCTCCTTTCATATCCTCTAATTTATCATGTAATTCATCAAGTCCTTTATAAAGGTCTATGTACGACTCTCTATAAGCCATTAGTGCCCCCCAGGTCTCCGGGCCGATTATGCCATCTACAACTAATTCCTCTTGTTTTTGAAACTCTTTAATTTCAGGAATTATACTGGATGTTACAGGATTACTATCGCCATAAGGCTTAGAGCTATATTGCATACCGAAATAATCACAAATACCCATACATATAGCTCTAGCGCAGGCCTTTGGGAACCAATCATCTTTACTTTTATATATAAGTGCATAAGAGACTTTATTGTCCTCGAATTCGCATTCCACAATGATTGCGGGCATCTTTGTTGCTTCTAATATAGTCCAATTGTGGCTTGACGCATCTTTAAAGCCCCTATTCTTTGTTTTAAGCTCTTGTATAAGCATTTGTTGTACTTTCTTGGCAAGTAACTTACCCTCGCTGCTGGTATACCATGCTTCTGTGCCACTAGTGGTAGACTGCCATTTAGGGGTTTTGCTCATGGCATTGTGATGTACTGATATATGAACATCCGAACCCCAAGCATTAGCCCTTTTAGCCCTGGTGATTAAGGGCACATCCTTTATGTTTTCACCTTCTGTAACGTCATAGCCCTGTATTCCATTATTCTTTAGCTCTATAGCTAGATAGTCGCATACCTTTCTATTTGCTTTCCATTCTGGTGTACCGTTTGGCGCCACTTTATATGAAGTTCCAGGTCCGTGACCCGGGTCATAAGATACTTTTTTCATACTAGTAGAGCTCCTTTCCTCTGAATATATTTTTTGACCTGCCAAATTAGGTAATTCATCTTTGTACTCTTTATAATTACTATAAGCCCCAGGGCTTATAAGGGCTAAACATGTTAGCCCTATAATTATTTTTTTCATTAGTAATCATCCTTTTTCATTTAGTTTTTATTCCCATGCTCCTATTTACTCTACCTTCAATTTTTTTAATAATCTATTAATTAAATATAAATCCGTTAACTCTCTTGATTCTACACAAGAACCCGCTTTATGTTTTGTTACTATGTAATTATCACTTCTAGCTAATGTCAATAACTCATTTTTTGTTTCTACATCGTAAGAGTCCATAACATCAATATAGAAGCCTCTTATTTGGTTAGACCTGGCTGCCTGGATAAGCGCTTTTCCGTCTACTACTGACCCCCTACTAGTATTTATAAACCAGGGTCTTAAAACCATATTTTTAAATTCTTTATCACCTATAAGATTTTCTGTCAATTCATTAGCAGCGGCATGTACTGAGATAATATGGGACCTATAAAGAAGTTCGTCCATATCTCTACACCTATTACTTTCAGGCCATACATTATCGAATATAGTGTATTGAACATCATAGAGTAATATATTAGCCCCTAAGCCAGATAGCTTTAAGGCTAGTTGCTGACCTACCCGGCCCGCACCAATAATCCCAACCGTTTTGCCCCTCACTTCATAACTCTTATGCAAAAGTGATCCTTCAAGACCTATTTTTAATAACTTTAAAATACCCCATAACGAAGTTTCCGCAGTAGAGTGCACATTATCGTACAGCCACCTTGGGGAATCAAGATATAATATATCAGGTTTATGGAATACACTTTTTTTAAGATGATTTATATTAGTGCAGGGACACACTATATATTTTAGGCTTGGAAAATTATCAATATTGAAGTGTTCGAAATGGACATATAAAATATCGGTATCTTTTGTACTAGTCGTTGTGCTTATACCCTTTAAATCCAACAGCGCTTTAGCTTTTACCGATAAACTTTCATTTAATAGATACAATTTCATGGGCGTCCGGCACCTCCTTTAGATCAATGAAGCCCTCTAGTTATTGAGCACTTTATAGAGGACTTCGCTGATTAATGATTCGATACTAAATATATTATATCTGTTATGACTATTATACATTAAAATAGGCCTATAAGTCAATATAGTTATATCCCGGCGGCACCTTTTTTTCGCCAGGATATAACTATGCTCTACGCCCCGATAAATAGTCAAGATTAGAATTAATTATAGTATAATATATAATACTATTATTTGTCAATTGATATTTCTGGAGGCCCAAAAAAACTACCCACCTTGACAAGTCCCTCCTCAATCATTCTGTTAATCTGTGCTGGATTATAGCCCATCATAATAAGCTCTTTCTCATGATACATAGTTCCTTTTTTAAGACTTTTAGCTTTTCGAGATGGACCCTTATACCATCTAACGCTAAAATACCTAAAGGCGTCTAATATATGAGTTATCTCGTGGGGTTCCGCTGCTATGTCTTCTGGCTTTTTATCGTCTCTCTGCGCCAATGGCAAGTGCTTAATAAGGAATTTACAGGTATTGAATATCTGGACTATAGGCCTCATTTTAAGACCTTTATCTATATCCTTTCTATCTTCATATTCAAAATACAATAACTCTTTACATGCATACCAACCATTGACCCGGTGGTTAGCTGATACATCAAAAGTCAAGCCGCTTTCGTGAAATAACTGTAAAGCCGTTTTTCCTGTATCATATTTCCTAGACCCTAAGTCTGGCGGCGCATACATACCACGTATGTTTTGCCTAAAGCCCGGTATACTAGCTATCAATGTATTTAGCAATTTTGCAGCTTGAGAGACTATAAGGTCTGATACATGTATCTCATGAGTAACATAGACATTCTTTTCAAAATCAACGGCATAGAACAATACAGCAAACTTATCCAGTCCATAATCGATAGAAATATACCTAAACCAATGATTAGGAATTTTAAAGGGTTCTATCACATGGACAGACCGCCTAAACTCACTGAAATACTGGCCTGCTAATGCATCCCAATCCCCGTCCCTGTGCGCTCTGCGTAAATCTTCGGGTAAGTTATTCAATATCTGCACATAGTTTTTATCGTTTTTCATTATTATTTCATTATCATATACCAAAGATTTTACAAAAGAATATTCGGAAAGGTTTTCTAAATCTTCATACTCGCAATCTATGAAGAGCCTTTTTATATACGCGTGCCCGGGACCTCCGGGATTACATGTATAATATATTCTTGACTCAAAGTCCGGTCTTGGTGACCTTAAGCATGTACTGATAAAGGTCAATTGTGACTCGGTAAAGCGCGTAGCTTCTTCAAAGCATATAACATCATACTCGTGGCCTTGGTACTGGTCGGCGTCGGCCTCATACTGGCAATACCCGAGCTTAAGTATTGAGCCATTAGCAAACTCAAAGGCCTTTTCGGCTGCTTTGTAGTTAGCCACCTTTACAAGAACCTTTTGTCCATTCTTCAAAGTATGAGCTTTAGCCTTTAAAGCTTTTTTTAAGGGCATAAGGTGATTTGCTTCGAGCTCTGGAAAGGTCCTTCTAAGTAATAAGGTTTTAAGCCCTGAATACTTCATGCATAAGTATACAGCTTTCCACCTCATAGCCCATGACTTACCGCCACCGCGAGCGCCGCCGTAAGCAATATGTTTATTTTTCACATTAAAAAAATCGACCTGTTTTTCTTGAGGTTTCGGAAATTCAAAGGCCGCTTGACTTAAATCCGGTTCTTTATATAGCGCTGATGTTTTCAATTATATCAATCCTTACGAACTGCCTTTATCAGGTAAGTTTGTTGCTTTTGGGTAAACTCTGTCATTTCATCAAAATAAATTATAATTTTTTTATCCTGCTGTTTAAAGGCTTTATGTCTCTTTTTAGTATTCATTATTAGTCGTCTCCTGTCTTGTCCACCACTAATCATGATACTTACCCCCTATTTAGTCGCGCGTTTCTTTCTCCTTGCTGCCCAATCTGCTTTGGCTGTGTAAGCCCCTAGCTTACCTGCTTTAGACTTAACGCCTGCTTTCTTAAGTGCGCTCATGGCGGTACTCATACCCTTATTGTCCGCGTTCCATGTCTTTACAGCCTTTGCCGCTGCTGTTTTAACTTTAGGACTTGCAGCTCTAGACTTTAAGGCTTTTCTTGATGTTGGCATCTTCACGCCTGTTAGCCCTGAAACCCTGTCCATTGCTGACTTCATGCCTTTAGACGTTGATGTTTTCATCTTAGAATTAATCTTAGACTTTATATCTGCTATTCCCTTAGCTGCTGCCGCTGCTGCTTTAGTTCTTACAGCCTTTGATGTAGGAGTTTTCATTTTATAAGCCAATTTACTTACCTCCTTTTATACCGATTTTTCAAGTATAATCTTTTTAAAAAGTGATCTATTGCTGTACTGGCATAAGTGCTAGGTGTCTCATAATTAGCGGTCCAATCTGATGATTGCCAGCTGGGATTTGGTCTCTCTGTAGTTAGCCATGTATCGCTCGAAGGCTTTCTGTTGTTTATCCTATAGTAATGAGCCCCCACAATAAGCACCTCCAGTATAAAAAAGTAGGGGAATAATGGCTATTATCCAGTTAGCCATTATTCACTAACTTTTTGAATTCTAAATGTATAATACTTTAAGTATAGGATATATCAGTCATTTTGTAAAGAATTTAGATAACTAGCTGCTGATTGGTATCTTTGTTCTTTAATACTTTTTATAGTATTTTCATCAAAGTCACAAGTTTCATCAAAAGCCCTTTTGTTTGATGGCCTAATGTTTATTTCTGTAGTATTGGGAACATTATAATCATTAGGTCTTAAAGGCTTAATATAATACTTTTCTGCCTGCTCTTCTATACTGGAGAAAAGTTTTCTATTTTTAGGCATGTATACTATTTTTTCTTTTGTTTTTGATCCCGGCATAGACGATTGGGTAAGTATGATTATAACTAGTATACAATTATAAATATGAGTTATAAGTGGTATATTGTTATTAAGAAACTGACCCGTGTATAGGGCTATAAGTTCGCCTACAACAGATAAAACCAAAAGTATACTTAGTGCAGCTGTAATAAATATTTTATTGTCCATAAATTTCCTCCTTTATACCTTCTATTATAAACTCAATAAGTTCTTTGAAATTGATTATTCTATCTTTATATGCCTGTACTTCTTCATTAAAGCATATAGGCTTTAAGTCTTTCTTACTTTTAGTCGAAAATATATCCAAAGAAGGATAATAAGCTAAATAACTATTATTACTTACCAATCTTTTAATTATCCACAACCTGTTATTAAACATCGGTAAACCCCCTTTATTGCCTTAACTATCATAACTGGACCTCTACCAATTATATAAGTCACTAAACCTAATAGCCCCAAAGCTGCTGCCCCTATCAAAGGGAAGGCAGCTAAATATAAAAGCCTTGTTAAAATCTCCATTATCTTTTTACCTCCCTTAATTTATCATCAGCTGTAAAGTTATTAACTTCATTGTGGATTCTTACCAGCTCAAATTTTACGTTTTCTAGCTGCTTATTTAAGTTTAATGTA